CTATGGCATTTGCCAATTCTTCAGTTAGTGACATTATCGCTACCACCATTCAATCTCGTTCTGGTGAATTAGCTGACAACGTAACTAACAATAATCCGCTTCTATTAAAATTGAAGTCAAAGGGTAACGTACGCCCATTTTCAGGCGGTAACGTCATTTTAGAAGAAATCATGTACAATGATTCTTCAACAAACAACACAAGTTCATACAGTGGCTTTGAAACATTAAACATTTCTCCAAATAGCCCAATTTCTGCAGCTCAATACAGCATTGCTCAATACGCTTCAGCAGTTACTATCTCTGGTCTTGAAATGTTACAAAACTCTGGTAAAGAAGCAATCATTGACTTACTAGAAGGTCGTATCAAAGTAGCAGAAGCACAATTAGCTAACCGTATCAACCTTGACCTTTATGGTAACGGTACTGGTAACGGTGGTAAGAATCTTACTGGTTTAGCTGCAGCAGTTGCAGATAGCCCAACATCAGGTACTTACGGTGGTATTAATCGTGCTACATGGTCATTCTGGCAGAACCAAGCGTTCTCTGGCGTAACTAACGGTGGTGCAGCAGTTTCAGCAGCTAACATTCAATCTTACATGACTCAATTAGCTATCAAGCTAGTTCGTGGTACTGATAAGGCTGACTTAATCGTTGCAGATAACAACTACTACAATCTATATGTAAACAGCTTACAAGCAATCCAACGTGTAACTGATCCAGAAATGGCCGGTTCAGGTTTCGCTTCACTCAAATTCTACGGTGGCGGTACATCTGCTGACGTGGTACTTGGTGGCGGTATTGGTGCGCAAGAACCAGCTAACCACATGTATTTCTTAAACACAGACTACATTTTCTTCCGCCCACACAAAGACAGAAACTTTGTGCCAATCGGTGGTGAACGTCAATCTGTAAACCAAGACGCTATTGTTAAATTAATCGGTTGGGCAGGTAATCTTACTAGCTCAGGCGCACAATTTAACGGTGTCCTCACAGCTTAATTAAAGGGAGAATATAACATGGCTTTTTCAGTAACCCCTTTAGTGGGAATTGATTTAACTAACACAGTAACAGCAGCTAACATTACTGCTGGACAACAAGTTGCAAACCAATTATTAGGTGTGCAAGTTTGGGGTTCAGACGGTTTACGTTATGTATTTGGTAAAGCTAACGCTACTATCAGTGCATCAACAACTGCTTGCGATATCAACACAACAACTTTCCTTGTTGCAGCTTCAGGTGGTGCTTATACATCACCAGCTACTGCAATGGTAACAGGTGATTATGGTTGGTTTAGTAAGGCTTCAGTATAGTATTAAGTACTCCCCTAGCAATAGGGGGGTTTCTCAAGTATATTCATGGTGAGTATGCTTGACAAACCAAACTACTTTGGAGAATTAAATGTCAGAATCAGGTGCATTAGCAGTAAGATTTTATAGTAAAGAATTACAAAACGAATTTCTAACCAATAAAGAAGGCAGACCAATTAGCTACATGGCCGACTTTGTTAGAATTGAAATACCAGGCAATCAACTAAGTATTATTGATACCTTTGTGAATAACTCACATAAATCACAGTTTCCTACACAATGGTCTATGTATTTAAACGAAAAAGCGGATGGCAACCACAATCCTGATAACGTGCAAGGCACAATATTAAGAGATTGGCCTATCCTTAACGCAGCACAAGCTACAGAATTAAAACACTTTAAGTTCTACACTGTAGAACAAGTGGCAGCAGCTTCAGATCAACAACTTATGGCAATCGGTATGACAGCAGGTATGTCACCATTAGCCCTAAGAGATAAAGCTAAAGCGTTTTTAGAAAGCGCAAAAGATTCATCATTTGTACAAAGACAGGCAGACGAACTTAAATTAAGAGAGCAAGAAATTGCTGATCTTAAAGATCAGATGACTAGATTAGCAAAAATGGTAGAAGCTAAAGCTAAATCAGAAGATAAAACTGAGGTCAAAGCCGAAACGAAAGAACCTAAAAAGGAATAATAAATGGCAACAACTCTATTGCAACTCGTTCAGCAAGCTACAGGTGAAATGGGTTTAACTCAGCCTACACAAGTGGTAGGCAATACTGCGGCAGATGTTGTTCAAATTTATGCTCTAATGAACTCAGTAGGCTATGAGATTCAAAGAGATCATAATTGGGAAGCATTAGATAAAGAGTATAGATTTTATACTCAGTACGAAACACTTACTTGTACCCTTGTGGCTAATTCTGTCAATGTAACAACTGTAGAATCAACCACAGGGTTAAGTAATTTATGGATAGTAACAGGTACAGGTATTAATCAAGATACTTATGTTAATACTGTTACAGGTGCTAATTCATTAACATTATCACAAGCCGCTACACAAAGCGGTGTATTTACAATTTATTTTTCACAAGCTAAATATCCATTACCTAGCGATTGGGATAGACAAGTAGATCGTACACATTACGACAAGTCTAAACGCTGGGAAATGTTAGGCCCTACAAGTGCGCAACAATGGCAATTCTTGAAGTCTAGCTATATTTCAACAGGCCCTAGAATCCGTTACAGAATTTTAGGTGGATATTTCCAAGTATGGCCTGCAATGAATACTAATGAATATCTAGGTTTTGAATACATGAGTAATGCTTGGGCTGATTCAGCTTCAGGCACACCACAAACATCATTTTTAGCAGATTCAGATACTTGTATATTCCCTGATCGTTTAATGGTATCTGCTCTTAAAAAGAAATACTTTGAAATTAAAGGTTTTGATGCAACAGCATTTACTAGAGATTATATTAAGGAATTATCATTAGCTAAATCTAATGATTCTGGTTCTGCTACATTAAGTTTTGCTCCAGTACCTGGATCAGTTTTAATTGGATTTGAAAATATACCTGACGCTAATTACGGACAATAAATAATATGTTTCCAGTAAAAAAACAATCATCAGGAAGCGTATCATTGCCAGCACCGGTGGGTGGTTGGAACGCCAGAGATAGCCTTAGTGACATGCCTGCAACAGATGCAGTTTATCTAAATAACTGGTTTCCTGCTACTACAGAGCTTATATTAAGAAATGGTTATACACAATGGGCTACAGGATTACCAGGCGAAGTAGATACACTTATGAATTATCAGACTGGCACAACAGGTAAGCTATTTGCTATATCTAGCGGCTCTGTTTATGATGTCACAAGTCAAGGTGCAGTAGGTGCTGCAGCATTGTCAGGATTAAGTAATTCACGTTGGCAATATTGTAATATTACAACATCTGGTGGATCATTTCTTTATATGGCTAATGGTGTTTCTACACCATATATCTATAATGGCACTACATGGACAAGTATTACAGGTGGTTCTACACCGGCTATTACAGGTGTAACTACTACTACACTAAATAATCCAATAGTATTTAAAAATAGAGTATTTTTTACTCAAACAAATACATTAAAAGTATGGTATTTACCTACTTTATCTATAGGTGGTGCAGCTAAATCATTAGATCTTAGTTCTTTTGCTTATAAAGGTGGCAACATTGTTCAACATGCAACATGGACAATAGATGCAGGTTATGGCGTAGATGATTATTATGTTGTTTACACATCTAAAGGCCAAGTAGTCGTATATAAGGGTGCTGATCCTGATTTAGACTTTGCTTTAGCAGGTGTATGGGATCTAGGTACACCGGTAGGCACTCGTTGTATGTATAAATACGGTGGTGACTTACTATTATTAGGTAAAGATGGACTTACACCATTAGCTGCAGAGCTACAATCATCTAGGCTTGATCCTAGAGTGGCTATTACTGATAAAATCCAATGGGCTGTATCAGAAGCTATCTCTACTTACGGATCTCTTTTTGGATGGCAGATATTGTTTTATCCAGAAGAAAATCAATTATGGTTAAATGTACCTAATTCTACAGCCATTACACAATTTGCTATGAATAGCATTACTACTAACTGGTGTAATTACACAGGATGGAATGCATATTGTTGGGAATTGTTTAACGATCAACCTTATTTTGGTGGATCTAATTACGTAGGTAGAGCTTGGTATACAAACTCTGATAATGGAAATAACATTACAGCTACAGCATTACAAGCATTTTCATCTTTTGATAGTCCAGGTCAGCTCAAGCGTTTTACAATGGCTAAACCCATTTTTAGAACATCTGGAAGCCCTGCTATTTATGCAAACATAAATGTAGACTTTAACTTAAATACACCTACTACAATCCTTAATTATACGCCCACAGCTACAGGAACATGGGATAATGCTTTATGGGATTCAGGTATATGGGGTGGTGGTTTGTCAGTATTACAACAATGGCAAGGTGTTAATGGCGTAGGCTATTATGGTGCGCCTATTGTAAGTACTGCATCACAAAACATAGATGTAAGATGGGTTTCAACAGATATCGTTATTGAAAAAGGTGCAGTTCTATAATTATTCAAGGACAAGAAGTAGGAGAGTGGGTTTGTCAGAAAGCTGGCGGATCATGGACTCCTATTTGCCAAGCTATAGGCCAAGTTTACAAAGGCCAATTAATAGCAGGTCTTATGTATGATGGCTATACAGGTTCATGTATCGCAAGTCATTCAAGATGTGATGATCCACGTCATGTTTCTAGGGAATTTTATTTTGCAATATTTAATTACCCTTTCAATGTATTAAAAGTAAAACAGTTAAAAGGATTAGTCTCTACAGCTAATCTAAAAGCTCAGAAAGTAAATGTTCACTTAGGATTTAAGCAAGAAGCATTGCTTAAAGATTATTTCCAAGATGGTGATGGTATTGTTTATACCATGTCACCAGAAGATTGTCGTTGGTTAAAACTTAAAG